GTTAGGTGCTGCTGTTCCTGCTGCAAATATTCTGTTCTGCGAAGCTGTACTTCCGTCCATCTCTATAAAGGTTTGATTTAAGCTCGGCGCTGAGCCGAATTCTCTTGCGAGTGTCCAATAGTTTAGGTTTTGGTTGTAAGCCATGCTTCCTACGGCCATGTTCATTTTTATGCGCATTTCATCATAACGGCCAATATAACCAAAAATAGTATTGTTATTAGCTGATACACCATCCGCATAGAGTTCTGCCCTTATGACTGCTTGTTCTGATAGATGTGCAAATTCTGGAAAGAAGTAGTCATATCTTGTAGTTTTTATCCACTGTCTGTTTATTCCCTGAGAGTATTGTGTACGTGGTTTTATTGATATTATACCCATTATCATCCCATACTCAGAGGCTGTGTATGAGCCACAGAAGTTCCTATCACTGGTAATTCCATGCCCTGCGAGGTTTCCTTGGTATGTAGAGCCTCCTGTGAGCCCTGTGGCGCTTGTTTGTAGTACCTCTGAGAGTACAATTGGTGATTTAGATCCACCTATATACTCTGGTCTTTGTAATCTGTCGTCTCTTGGTGATACTCCGAAGTGACTTTGTAAGAATTCTGTATATCTTACTCCTGCCCTTGCGTTTCTCTCGAGCCATTTTTGTATCTGTACTGATAGTCTGAGATCTGCTATGTCGAAAGTTGTTGCTCCGCTTAGGTCTACTTCTAATTGAGGATCCACCCACCTGAGATCACCATCTCCTGAAGGTGTACTTGATGTTACTATTGATCTATTAGCTACTTCTCCTTCAAGTACTCGAGTCGTGGCATCTGATTCGTTTGATACTGTTATGTCCACTGACTGACCATCTACGTCTATTGTACCGGATATTGGTAAAGCCGGTGCTGTTCCTCTCTGTTGCCATGGTAGTGATGCTGTAAAGTAGTCCTTTTCCCATGCGCATTGTAGTATAGCTTCTTGTGTTAATGATACCTCTGTTATGTTGTTTTGATCCCTATAGTATTCGTTATATATCATGTTGTATGCTTGTAATGGAAATCTTACTGGGTAAGCTCCATCAGGATCAATCCCAATAGGGAACCCAAGGTAATCCCACAAACTATGCTTAGTATAAGTAGTGGGTTCCCATGTAGGAAGGGTGGTAGTATCTGTACCATCTGCTCCTCCTGTTATGAATTCCTCCCAATCGTCCCATAGTATCCTATAGGGTACAAAGAAGTAATGTGCATATACGCTAATCTCATGTAGTGCTGGTGAAACCAGAGGTTGTAATCTAACCACTACTTCGTTATTAATTACAAATGTGTCCCCTGGTACGAGTTCATCTGCCATAACTGGTATTAGCTGACCATGTTCGCAGTCGAAAAGTTTTGAGTAACTGAGATCAAATACTGATCGTCCTGGTTTAAGTCCGCCAATTTTACTGAAAGGACTATTCCTCATTTCTTTTGTCTCCATAGTTTGGATTAAGTATTACTGCTTTTTCTACTGCATTTATTATGATTTTTTCTGTGTCAAATATTCCCACAAATGCTAGTGCATATTCGTCTGGGTTTGACTGTACGTGTGCGTCGTTGTCGCTTCTTCTATCCATTACTCCTTTGAATTGTCTTTTAGCTACTTCATCATTTTTAGCCATGAATATGGGTCCTGCTTCTTCTGCTAATTTGTCATATATGGTGTAGAGTCTGTTCTTCATTGTAGTAGCTCCTTTAGTTGATTTACTACGAAATCGTCTACTGTGTTAGCTGTTTTTTTTGCGACGTCTTCGGCCAATGATACCCCTTTTTTTAAGAGCTCTCTTAGCTCTGGACTAATTTTCTTGATTATAAACGTTTTAACAGCCCATAGAGCTGTTTGTAATAATATTTTCTGCCATAATTTGAGGTCCATCAATATTTCTCCATTATAGTTTTTTTCTTACTAGATTTGTTCTTGCTTCTATGTTTTTATTTTGCTGATACCTTTGGAGGTCTTTCAAATGGTTCAGAGTGTTGGTGTCCATAGAACCAGTCCTCTCCATCCGCGTAGCAAGCTGTGCCAATTCCACCATGAAAGTTCTCTCTTTTAACGCAGTCGTATACGCTAAGTTTTTTATATTGAGTATATCTCTGTAGTATCTGGGAAGTGAGTGTGGCACACCTCGAGCAGTGAAGTATCGGCGCGTTTTTAATGTCTCCGCATTTTGCTCGCAGTATCTCTTTCCAAGTCCCTGACTTACTATCTGGAATGGTGATTCCCTTAGCCCATACGCCTCCGTCCCTTGTTGTCCAGTTAATTTTTTCTTGACGTAATCCGTAACATACCTGACTGAATCCTGACTTACCGTCCCAACATGTGCAAAGCCATTTGTCCATGATTTACATTTCCTTAATTGCTCTGTGTTTTCTGCGAAGCTGAATACTTCGTCCCGCATATCTATACCCAATATAATAGCATGATAATGCGGTCTACTATAGTCCTCTCCGTATTCACCACAGGCATAGTATTTAATTTTTTTCTTAGTATTTTTTCTGAGTCTTTTGAAAAAGTCTTGTAGGTGTTTTTTGTGTAGCCCATAATCTTCTGGTAAGTGTTCGTCGTCGTACGTTAGTGTTATGAAGCACATTTCTGTAAAGTAATCCATTTCGTGTAGTATTCTTGTGGACCATTCTGTTGACTTAGCAATGCGGCAAGCTATGCACTTGCCGCACTGCAGCTCCACACCATTCAGGTTTATAGGCTTAGTACATTTCAAAGCCGTACACCTGTCCTTGATACTCCGTACCTCTTAAGTCTGTGCGAGGTCCCGTAGAGTTTTGGTCTTTTCCTTCTTCTTGATCGTTTAGGTTTTCTTCTCGAGTAGTTCTTTTTTCTGTAACTCATTTATTATTGCTCCTTATTTTATTTGAACGGGATGGGTCCCGTCATTGGTACTAGCTTTTGAGCTGCTCCTGATATTGCTCCCATTAATACCGGAGGTATTCTTGTTTTCTGGAAGTAGTTCCAGTTCATTCTGTCTAGGTCCACTCCCATTCTCTGTGATTCTATAGCATACCACATTGCCATTAGGTGCATTTCTCTTACGTTCATTCCTGAGTTTGTACGCCATTCGTATTCATATTTCTTGTAGGCGTAGTCTATATTCGAAGTGTTTACATTGTTAATTGATATTTGTTCTTGTGCTTTTGCTAGTTCATAGTTTATTTCGTCTGTTTTGAGTCTTGACTTGGCTGCTAGTGTTCCAAGTTTTTCTGTTTTTCCTGTTACATTGTCTGTCATTAGTTGATGCATTGCTGACGTGGTATGCTTTTCCTGCTGAAGTTTTTCCTTCTTCATTTGATTGTCGAGGTAAGTGGATGCCAATGCTTGTGATTTTAGAGCCCCCTCTATGATGGCTCTTCCTCTCTTACCTCTTGCTGTTGCTGCTTGCATAGCTGCTGAAGGTTGAGATGTCTGTGCTCCGCTGCCACCTGCTGCTAGTACTGGTGATAGTCCTGCTTTCTTCAGATCATCTACCCTTCTTTGCATGGCGTTGTCCTCTCTATCCCATGTTATCTGTTGTGCTTCTTGTGCCCAGGCTAGTTCTTGTGAGGCTGATCGTGCCTCTGCTGCTGATCCGAATATATCTCCGAGAAAGCTTAATATTCCCATGTTTTAATCCTTGATTTTATAAGTTACCATATTGTTTCCCTTGATGTCAATATGGTTAAGTGACACCTTCCTCTGGTTCTGGTGTCGGTTTTGTTTCTTTTGAAGATCTGATAATATCAGGATCTTCGTCTTGTTTCTTCTGCTTTTCTGCATGATGTTTACGTTTTAGTTTTTCTTCCTTGACCTTCATTTTGATGTATAGAGAATCTTGGAACGCGTCTGCTATATCGTAGTTTCTGTCGCGTACCTTTATTACATCGATGTCGTCGAGGTCAAGTTCTTCGGACCATGTTAGGTCGAAGAGTTCTTTTCTAAATTCGTTTAGATTTTTTCCTGCCATGACAAGTCTTTCAATCTGTAGAGCCGGTGGTATATATCCGGCTTGTTCTGTCTGGCTGTAGTCATCCTGCGGGTCCCCGGCAGGTGCTGTGTAGTTTCCCTGTGAAATCATTTCTGATTCTTTGATTTTACTCATTTTATTTTCCTTTTAGAAGTGGTCTAGGAAACCCGGGTTTCCTTCAATTGGTATAGGTCTTATTGCTTTAATTCTGTTAGCATAGTGCACCACATAGTTAGGTGCTGCTGTTCCTGCTGCAAATATTCTGTTCTGCGAAGCTGTACTTCCGTCCATCTCTATAAAGGTTTGATTTAAGCTCGGCGCTGAGCCGAA